TGGTAATTCAATAGAACATTCTAGAAAACGTCGAGCAGGGGTATCGAATTCACTTAGATATGAACTCTCCCAATCTTCAGCCTGTATTGAGCGCAATCTAATTTCATCATCTTGCCAATAATAATTTATATAATCTATATTTCGCATAAGCACACCTCCAAGTGATATCAGGACTCTATAAGTTTATATTAAGAAATATATATTTTGGGGGTACTTTTTGATTATAAGCAAACTCTCCATGATGACATTACTTAGATGACGTAGGTTCTTAGATTATTGTTCAATTATTCAGGAAGCTTAATGCCCTCGAATGTCTAATACTTTTTTCCTTTTGACAGAAATGGTTCCGTTAGATGTTGCACAGTTCGAAGTTACACCACAATACCAATCTATTAAGGGGTGAGAGGATATGGACCAGGCGCAGATAGTTTACGAAATCGCGTGGAACTCATGAGAGAGTTTGGCAGTACAATTCGCGGATGATGGATACTGCAACCGTGAATGTCCGATAGGTGGACTGCTGCAGCTGCGAAGCAAGGAGTTGGAAAGGGGAGGACGCGGTGAAGCAAATCATCTATGTGGCCGGAATGAACAGGAAACATCTAGCCGAACAAGCAAGCAGTGTCCCTTTTTGGCTCCTAAGCATAACACTTCTACGGAAGTATCCGCCTTGGCTTGAGCAGTCTAAAAGGGCTGAAGCATTCTTGAACACCGATGAAGGTCGTAAATTGTTTATGGAAAATAGAATTCTTTAGTCGGGAATTTTTATAAGGAGAGAGAAGCAGCATGATAGATCGATTTGAAACGGTGGAGGAGGTGCAGTCACAGCTACTAGGCCATTAACGAATCGGCAGAAAGAGACACTTGAACTTATAAAGGGATTCATTGTTCTGAAGGGATATGCTCCTTCAGTTTCTGAGGTGACAGATCTTCTGAAGATAAAGTCGCGCTCTACTGCGCATTCATTAGTAAAGCAATTAGTAGACAAAGGTTACTTAGTGAAGACTGATTATGAAGTTTGGACGTTACGAGTAGTTGGGCAGAAAAATAGTGATTCGCTACAGTCACTGGAAGACTTACGGGAGCAAAACTGGAGATTATTGCTGGAGAATGTGGAACTGCGAAAGAAGCTTAAGCAGCTTGAAAAATACTGAGACATACAAAGACCCCCATATCCTTGGCCGGGGCGGGTTCCTTCTACCAAACTATTCCTCTTGACATTATAGCATACAGGGGGAGTAGGGGAATGACGATGGCATGGGGACAAGGAGAGCTCTTTCCAAAAGCAAATAAAGCGGAGATCCAGCGCACAAAATTCCTGCTCGGAAAGTATAAAGAGATGACACTGCTCATGCAGGATTTTGAAAGATTCGAAGAAGATTTAAAACAAGTGGTCATTGACGGAGAAGTTGGTCGTCGGATCGATCAGGAGGATCTGCATGCTGACAAGACGGCAAATGCCACTATTTTGATCGAGAAGCAGCGTTGGGTGTATCAACGGTACCAGTTCTATACCCAGCAGCTTTGGCGGGCTTGGGGATTGATTCAGGACCAGGAAGCTCAGCAGGTCATTGACTACCGATACATTCAAGGGTGTTCATTCAAGGAAACGTTGTTGTTCTTCCGTCATGGCCTTTCTGATAGCACAATCCGCAGAAAGCTAGTAGAGGGAACAAAGAGTGTGGCCAATACATTGAAGTTAATTGGATTTTTCGAGCTGGACAATGCAGAATTTTAAGAAATCTGTAATGTTTATTTTCTTTTTCATTTGGCGCAATTAAAAATTGAACAAGTGAAGCTGTTTCAAGGTGTTTTCGTAAGGAAATTTAACTATTGTAGATACACAATAGTTAGAAGCCAGTTTCGTTATTTTGAGACTAAGGTCCCGCTTTGATTTTGAATTAATTGAAAAAATTTAAAAGGAATCCCTCTTCACCAGTGGAAATATCAGGGATAAATTGAATTGGAAGTGCTCTTTATATATAAGGGTACTTTATAACCATTGTATAATTTGGGAAATGTTGATATATTTAATTGCATAAAAAAAGACAAAATAGTCTTTTATTTTATTTAATAACACATTTTAGGAAGAACGTATGAAAAAATTAACTAAAACTATTCACTCTACCGCTACAGCATTTTCGTTATTAGCTTCATCAGGACTACCTAATATTGTTAGCGCTAACGCTCAACAAACTGAAGATGTACAAAGTACACAATCTGAAGCGGGTACATATGCCATTCAACTAAAACCTGGACAATTAGTAAAACTTGGTTTCAGCGTTATTTCATACGCATCGAACACATGGTTTTTTCATCGTGAGGCAACAGAATATGTTGGTCAAACTCAACTTGAGGTGAGTCGGGTAACATCGGTTTCAATAATAAAAGTGATTCTGGGTATGGCGCTTCTAGTAAACATGATGTAATTGTAAATAACACAACCGAACAGATTCAAACATTCGCTCAAACAGATTTCATTAATATGTTTCTATCAAAAATATCTGTAATTATTACTGATTCAAAGAATAATGACGTTATTTCAAAAACAGTTACTCACGGTCAGTATGTTCTTTATAATCCATCTTCTACTGGTACTCACTCAATAAGATATGTTACTCAAGATAAGATCAATTGGGATTTATATATAACACTACGGAATTATCAAATAAATACGAGTAGCATAAGTGTACTTGATAAGAATGGTGAAGAAGTTCCTGCATTATTGAACGATGGTAAAATATATGTATACCCATCTGAAAGTCATAAAAATGCATCGAAACTAAAATTGTTTAACTCATTCAACCAGTCTCTGTCTTTGGCGGGTCTTCAAGATCAGTTCTATGATTATGAATTGGAGAGAGAGGTTGCTAATCTGAGAGATTTCAATATAGGAGATTCAATCAATTTTAAAGACACTATATCTTCGCTTGAATATGATCCTCAAAATAATTATACTCTATTTGGTTTTAAAGATAAGGATGGGGATATTGTTAAGTGGGCTTTTAAAGATGATTTAACAAGTAATTATAGTGTAGGTGATGTATTAGAATTGAAATTAAAGGTTGTTGAAGAGATAAATGGATTTGAGAACATCGATCTTATTAAGAATTTCCAAGGTAACGGGGAAGTAGCAGAGAGTATTGACAACTATCTCATAAAATAAGGTGATTTGTTATAAAAAAAATTAAAAAGTGGATTGTATCGATTCTTGTATTTTGGGGTTTGTTTAAATTGTTCCATATTATTTATAATGCATTAAGTATTCCAGATCAATTTTCTTTAATAATTTTCCTTTTAATGATTCTATTATCATTGGTGTTTACTTCTCTTTTAGTAAACGAAGGGAATAATGATAATGAATAGCTAAATAGAGCGAGGAAACTCGCTCTATTTTATTTTATACCTAGTTGAGAATATAAAGAAGATTTACAACATGTGATTTTCGCGCAGTAATTGACCACAAAATGAACATATGATGGACCTAACTTGATTCAAATTTGAACATCACTTGGAGGTTTTAGCATGTTAGTATGAGAGCATAGAAAAAGGCGGATGACACGCACGGCTGCATGAATGCGGCATTGAACCGGGGCGTACCTCCATTCGCTTTTCCTATTTCGAATAGTAATCTACTATTATCCCGCCAATCAATCCAATTGAAGGACGATTGCTATCCGAATCAATGCTTTTTTTATAGTATCTCGAAACATATGGCCTCCTCATATTCATTTTTCATAGTATAATCCATTCGTAGATGTGGGGATATGAAAGAGTTAGAGATTTTAAGGATTCAAGACTTCGCACACCTGGAATGGTCAAAAATCGGACGTGGTCCTTTTGACGCTCATTTCATATAGTCAGTAAAATGGTCTTGTCCTCCTTTGTTACAAAGTCCGTAAAGATTTTAAGCAAAGAGCGTAGCACATTTGCTGCGGATGCGGAGCGGACGCCTTCTTTTATGATTGCAGGAATTTAATTCCTTTTGTCGAAGAAATGAGACAGGAGGGAGATTTAATGGATATATTGTCAGGTGTGAACATATGGGAGACAGCAGGTCCGCTGATTGTTACGATTATCATTTTGCTTGTTGTAGGAGTAATTCTTGCGATAATTGTTAATCGAATAGAAAGAGGTATGTTAAAGAATATCCTTGTTTCAATAATACCGTTATTCTTAGTCATCTTCGTATTAGGAGCAATTACATATTTAAGTGGGATATGGGGAAGTCGCTGAAATCTAGCGACTTTTTTTATTTTTCCGAAAGGAGCTGTAGTAGCTATGAAGAAGAATCGAATTCAGCATAAAGACCCACCCAAGCAGCCGAAAAAGTGCAAAGGGTGTATATGGGGGCGTTGGGAGCAATCAGCACAGTTTTGTGGCAGACCGGTTTGTCAGAAGGGAAAAACTTCCTGAACGTCGAAATATGATGTCGAAGGGAGGTGGATTTATGTCAAGTGTTAGCCCTAACTTAAATGGAGCACTACTTGCTGAGAAACGATATTTTGAATATTACCTTCTAGGAAAGACTGTTGCAGAAATTGAAATTTTAGCCTTTAGTGGTGGAGAGTCATTCGGAAGTCAAGCAAAGATCATTATTAAAAATAATAAAGGTATTTCTACTGGGAAAGATTATCCGACATTAGAATTAGCTTTAGAAGTAATTGTTCAACTTCTTGAGAAAGAGATCAAAGATGAACCGTTTGTTCTTAATGCAGTCAAAGTGTAGTGAAAAAATATTATAAGCACCTTCGGGTGCTTTTTTTATGTTCATATACGGCCTTCTGTGAGCCGTTTTCAGGCTTCATGTTCAGGAATGTGTGTTTGTGTTGTGAGGTGCGGAAAAGAGCAAGGTAGGCAGGCTTTCTTCGCCTCCCGCTGAGTTTCTGCCTGCCCAAAGATGAAAAACCAACTCAACACAAATAAGACCTCAAATACTCTTTTATATCGTATCTTCTTTAATGGAAGATGATGTATTATTTTTGAATAGAGGAGTGAGGGGTATGACGAATGCGCAATTGGTGACAATATTAATATCGTTTTATGCTGCATTAATATCAACTGCTGTATTTGTATGGAATGTTATTAATACATTACGAGATAGGGGAAGAATAAAAATAGGCGCCTTCTTTGGGCATTCTGTAATGGTTGGTATAGAATCCCGGAAAATTCTCTACTATGAATTTGTGAACGTTGGTGGCAAACCAGTGACCATCTCTAATTTTGGCGGAACATTAAAAAAGAAGTTTGTTGAGGATGGAAAGTCTAGTTTTATAGTAAATACCCCTGGTTTACCTAGTAAATTAAATCAGGGAGATAGATTCCAGATATCTTTTGAAGAATTTTCAAGTATAGATGATAAGGTGAAAGCTATAATTGTCTATGACACTACAGGAAAGGCATATAAAATGAAAAAGAAACTTTTAAAAAAGTTAATCAATGATAAAAAGAATTTCTAAACATTTTAAATAAACTAAAGTTAAAGTCGCCCTAAAAGCGGCTTTTTTATTTTTGAAAGGAGAATTTCACTTGGATATTAGGATCATACCGATTGACCAGCTCAATGCAGCTGTCTATAACCCCCGCGTCGACCTTCAGCCGGGAGATCTGGAGTATGAGAAGCTTCGCCGCAGCCTGGATGAATTCGGTTATGTTGACCCGATCATATGGAATGAACAGACCGGAAACATGGTCGGTGGCCATCAACGCTACAAAGTGATGGTGAATGAGCAAGGTTGCACAGAGCTGGCCGTATCGGTCGTTAACCTGGATCCGGAACGGGAGCGGCTACTGAATCTGGTACTAAATAAAGTGTCTGGCCGCTGGGATGATGAAGCCTTGGCGCAGCTGATGAATGAGCTGCAGGAAGGCGGGGCTGACCTGGGGTTGTCCGGTTTTGATCCGGAGGAAATCGAGGAACTGATTGAAGAGTTTGCGGATATACCTGATACCGAGATTGATCAGCCGGTTGTTGAAGATGAATTCGACGTCCAGGGAGCCCTTGATCAGATCAAAGAGCCGGAGACGCAGCGCGGGGATATTTGGCAGCTTGGACGGCATATCCTTATGTGTGGTGACTCTACGAATGCTGAGGATGTTGCCAAGCTGATGGACGGGGTGAAAGCAGCTCTGGTTGTGACGGATCCACCTTATAATGTGGCGGTGGAGAGTGATTCGGCTCGGCTGGCTGAAGCAGGTACCAGCTCAATAATGAACGACGATATGCCCGCAGAGGAGTTTGCGGGTTTTTTGCATGTTGTCTTTGAGCAGTACGCCGTGGCCATGGAACCGACCGCAGCGATTTATGTCTTTCATCCATCATCCTATCAACGAGAGTTTGAAGACGCGATGAACGCTGCAGGGATTACGGTGCGTTGTCAGTGCGTTTGGGTTAAGAACGTGGCCACCTTCGGCTGGGCGCAATACCGCTGGAAGCATGAACCGGTGTTTTATGCCCATAAGAAGGGCAAGGCTCCGGCTTGGTATGGCGATCGCACGCAGACCACAGTCTGGCGGTCCGGCTTGCCTGCGGAAGATCTACTTCCGGAGACGGTATGGGAGGTTTCGAAGGGGGATGTAACCAAGTATGTTCATCCTACGCAGAAGCCGTTGGAGCTCCTGGCCATTCCGATCCGGAACAGCAGCCGGCGCGGGAACACCGTTGCTGACTTCTTTGGCGGCAGCGGCTCTACACTTATGACCTGTGATCAGCTTGATCGCTCCTGCAGGACAATGGAGCTGGACCCGGTGTTTTGTGATGTGATCAAACTACGGTACCAAGAGGCTACTGGCATCGAACCTGTGTTATTTCGTCATGTTGAATCCGTAGCCTAATTAAGTAAGATTTATTAATGATTCTCTTATTAGCTAACGGGCTGTGTAGCTCAATAAGCAGTACGATTAAAAGAGCTGTTTGAATCAATAAGCATAAATAAGCCTTTAATTCAAACAGCTAATAGTTACCCTAATACATCTGAGGTAATGGAGTTCCAGGCGGTCTCCACCACGATTCAACGGTTCTCCAAGCAGTATCATAATCGTAGCCCTTTCCCATCAAATATCCGATGGCAACTGCTTCTGTTAATGCATGTTGATATCCAATGTGGTGGGCTTCTCGTAATCCATGTCTAACAGCTGGGCTTATGGCTGTAAAAGTTTGTTGATGGAGTTGTTGTTGTTGTTGGTTCATATTCATTTGATTTCTCCCTTACTTTTAATAGTGGACTCGAAGTAATTTATGCGGGTATGGGCAAATGAAGAACATGTTCCGTTAAATTTTTTCAGACGTGACTGTGAGTCTGCTTATTCAACTTATGCAAATGCATATTAAAAGGAGGACGTGTGAACGTCCTCCCTAACAACCAGGGTATCCCCCGGCTGAGACAGCGGCGCGCCACGCGTGGCATTCACAGTCATCCGCTGTCTCGCATTCCATCATAACGGAAAGTCGAGGGGTACGTAAATGGGAACACAAGATGAAATTTTATTGCAGCATGAGCTCGAAGTTATGGCCGGTATCCTGGAAAGCAAGGCGCAATACCGCAAAATAGTTAAGGCTGGTATAGCCAAGTGGGTCAAGGACTTCCAGGACGGTCGGATTGAAATCAAGACGGTTGACGATCTGAAGAAGTTGATTGAGATAGATATTGAGCTACAGAAGGATGAATTGTAATGTAATGGATTTTTTTTTTTCAAAAGGGCATATTAACAAAAAAAAGGAGAGTGGGAATATGCCATCTTCTGATGGAATTAATTATGAGGAAATAATTGAAAAGGGATTAGAGGCAGCAGCAGTTGCATTTGGAACTGAGTTTGGAGGGCCTATTGGAGCTGCCCTAGCTGAGAAAATAATTTCATCGTTATTCTCATCTGGAGATGAGGATAAGTTTGCAGACGCAATTAGAGCTCTGCAAGAGAGTATCAGAAAGACAGTTGATCAAGCCTTTTTACGAGAACATTCAGGAGCCATTATAGGTCTTGGTGAGAATTTAAGAACTTACTTTAAAACAAGGGATGAGGGGATTCTACACCCTCTCCAAAATGATATTACGCAAAGAATTAACACATTAATACGTTTTGAACCAACTAGTGAGGTTATAACTGTTCTTGTATATGGAGTAAACGTATATGTTCTAACACTTCGTGCTCTTGCAGATTACAATAATCATTATTATCAAGTTGTTATGGACAATACACGTTCATACTCTAAACAGATTGAAGAAATGATAAGAAGGTTTGATGAGCCAGTACGAAGCAGTATTCCTGAAAAAACTAGTATGACCTTCACTAAAAAGCAAGAAACGATTTGTGAAGGAAAGCCGGGAGCAGAATATGAAATCAGTATCTTCTATCAAGACCAGTTTATGGCCTCAAATGAAGCTATTGCACAGACATTTCCTGTGAAAAAATGTATCCCCTACCCTGAAAAATGGGGCGAACCAAGTGGACACGATCTAAACTGGAAACCTGATCAGGCTTTTTTTGAAGGACTTCCTGAGTTTAAATCCAAAGACAACCGCAGGTTAGAGAACAAGGGAAAAAGGACAAATGAACTTGACAGAGTAGTTACACCATTTAATCAAGCCGTAAAAGTATGGAAGGATTCTGCAGATAGTATACAGTCTAAAATAAATTAAAACTGAGTGTTTAGAATATATTCAAAAAGGACGGGCTAAATATGCTTGTCCTTTTTTGTTGGGGGTGGTGACATGTAGTATGGCCAGAGAACGTAGTCCAGAGCGGGACAAGGCAAAACAGATGTGGGTGGAGAGCAACGGGATGATGAAGCTTAAGGACATCGCCGCTGCTCTTTTTGTTGGTGAAAACAAGGTGCGGAAATGGAAGTCAGTTGACCGCTGGGAAGAGGAGCTCAAAGGGAGCGTTTCATCTGAATCCAATGGGAACGTTCCACATCGTGGCGCTCCCAAAGGGAACAGAAACGCTGTCGGCAATCGTGGCGGCGCACCTCCGGGAAATCAAAACGCGAAGGGAAACAGAGGTGGTACTGGCGGGCCGCCTGGTAACAAGAAGGCAGTCACCACAGGGGAGCATGAAACCATTTGGTTGGATGCGTTAACCGAAACCGAGCAGCAGCTCATCGATCAGGTGGACACTAACCCGATCATCCAGGCGAATGAATCCCTTTACCTTCTAACAATCCGTGAGCGCCGCATGATGCACCGGATCAAATCCCTGATGGATGGGTTATCCGAGACCGAGCGCAGCGTGCTCTATGAGATGAAGGCCATCAAGGAAGTTGCGGAGATCCATGATGAGAAGACCGGCATTACGAAGAAGATACCGCAAAGCCGTAATGAAATGATGGAATCGAAGATCGAAGAGAAAGGGTTTCGAAAGCTGGATGACATCGTAAAGCTGGAGGAGGCCCTGACCCGCATCCAGGATAAGAAGATCCGCGCTATTGAGCTCAAGAACAAGCTCATCGCTGTTGATGAGGAGAAACAGGTTCGCACAGCTATACTTCGGATTGAACTTCAGAAACTGCAAGGTGCAGAGGGCGCAACCGCGAGCTGGACGGATGCTATTCGAGAGATTGCCGAGCGGCGTAAAGCATTGAAAGCGAGTGAACAGCATGAGTAATAAACCCTACAACGTCGTTGCTGCCCTTACTGATCTGGTCGATTTATATTGGGATGATCCTGTCGCCTTTGCAGAGGATATGCTTGATTTTGATGCAGACGAATGGCAATTGGCAGTAATGTACGATGTGGCTCACTCGCGATTTGTAACGGTCCGCTCTGGACAAGGTGTGGGAAAAACTGCTCTGGAGGCCGCTTTGATTATTTGGTTCTTGTGTTGCCGGCCCAATTCACGGGTAGTGTGTACCGCCCCTACTCGCCAGCAACTCCATGATGTACTGTGGTCCGAAGTGGCTAAGTGGTTGGAAACCTCAAAGGTGAAAAACCTCCTGAAGTGGACCAAGACCAAGATTTATATGATCGGTCAGGAAAAGCGCTGGTTCGCTACAGCTCGCACGGCGACCAAGCCGGAGAATATGCAGGGCTTTCATGAGGATCACATGCTGTTCATCGTGGATGAAGCTTCTGGGGTTAAAGACAATATAATGGAAGCCATATTCGGGACTCTAACTGGTGATGATAATAAGATGCTTATGTGTGGTAACCCCACACGAACAAGCGGATTCTTCTACGATAGTCATCATAAGGACAGAGGAACCTATAAGGCACACCGTGTATCGAGCCGTGACAGCAAGCGAACCAATAAGAAAAACATCGAAATGTTTGAAAATAAATACGGTAAGGACAGCGATGTGGTTCGTGTCCGGGTAGGCGGAGAGTTCCCGAGATCCGAACCAGATACTTTCATTCCTCTGGAACTTGCGGAGACAGCGACAGCCAGAGAGGTTTATGTACAAATCCTTGATGAAGACACTGGGACATGGGAATTGAACATTCCGGATACCGCCGAATTAGAAATAGGGGTAGACGTTGCCCGCTTTGGTGATGATGAAACGATAATCGCTCCCCGAATCGGTGCTATGGTTCCTTACATCCGTCACTATTCCAAAAATGATACGATGGTTACTGCTGGCTGGGTTTTAATCACTGCCAAGAAATGTATGGAGCAATTCGGACGGCCCCGATGCACCGTGAAGATAGATGATGATGGGGTTGGCGGTGGCGTGACAGACCGGGTGAGAGAAGTGGTTCGTGAAGAAGGGTTGAATATTACTGTCGTTGATTGCCACAACGGGGGCAAAGCAGTTGATTCTGAGCATTATGAGAATTGGGGCACTGAAGCTTGGGCTACAGTTCGTGATCTACTCCTATCTGGCGATATTCAAATTCCAAATGATGAGGATCTGATAGGGCAACTTTCAACACGGAAATATTCTGTCACTAGTAAAGGGAAAGTTATTCTCGAATCGAAGAAGGAAATGAAGAAGCGTGGTCTCCGGTCCCCTGACCGAGCAGATGCGCTTATTTTGGCGTTTGCAAAAACAGGAGCTGAATTAGATCCGGCTGCTGCATCATTGCTGGGAGGAGGTAGATTATATGGCTAGTTGGATTTGGCTAGATCGAGTGGCTGGCGAAATGTCGAAACTACGGCAAGGTATGGCAGGCCTTTGGGGAGTCATTACCGGCACGCTTGGTGGAACATACAGGCTTGACTCCAGCCGTGTAGACTACGCCAAAGCCCGGTCGCTATACGATAACACTGAGGAAAATTATAAGCTGGGAGCGGGATTTGCGAAGAAAGTCGTTAATGCTTCCGTTGGTTACATCGGCCTTCCTGAGTTTAAATCGTCAGATGAAGAGGCTCAGAAGATCGTTAATGATTTCATGAAGAAAAACGAATCCAAAGTTCAGCGCACTCATTTGAATGCAATCAAAGAAGGGGATTGCTTTGTTTGGATTACTCGTGAAAAGAAAGTGTCGCCCTTGTTTCGTGAAAAAGAATTACGCTTGGTCTACAACATCATTCCTCCAGAACAAGTGAAGCGTATTGATAAAGATCCGCTCACTGGAGAAGTGTTTCAGTATGTGCTTGAAGCGGATCATACCTGGTATAACGATTCTGGTACTCCGAAGAAGTGTAAAATCAAGCAGTGGATAAGTGCAGATAGTCGGAAAATTGAAGCGGATGGTGACTTACCTCCTAACCTTGAGGTCGAAGATCATCCTAACCCATGGGGATTTATTCCGATTGTTCACTTTAAAAACGATGGGGATGAAACTACAGAGTTTGGGAAAAGTGATTTGGAGTCCATCGAACCATTTTTAAAGATTTATCATGATGTACTTTTAGCTGCTGTTCAGGGATCAAAAATGCATAGCACACCACGATTAAAGATGAAGGTTAAGGACGTGCCGGCATTTTTACGTAACAATTTCGGGGTAAATGACCCGAAAGAGTTCCAAAAAAACGGCGGGAAGATTGACCTTCACGGCAAGGAAATTCTCCTTCTGCAAGACAGTGAGGATGCCTCTTTTATAGAAGCTAAGTCTGCAACTGGTGATGCTATGACGTTACTTGAATTTGTCTTCTACTGTATCGTTTCTGCTTCAGAGACACCGGAGTTTATCTTTGGTGTTCATACGCCGTCCAGTTTGTCGAGCGTCAAGGAGCAAATGCCTATCTTCATCCAAAAGGTTGAGCGGAAGCGGAAGTCATTCACGGATTCATGGCAGCTTCTGGCACGTATGGTGCTGTCCATGACCTCGCAATCTGAGCTGACCATATTCGACACCTATGAAACTACGCTAGTGTGGGAAACAGTGGATCAGCGGGACTCAAAGGATGTTGCTGAAGAACTGAAAATTACCGTTGAGGCTCTGGATAAGGCACTGGCTGGTGGGCTGATCAGTGAGCAGGCTGCTGTTGAATATCTTTCCTACTGGATTGATACTATGCACCAATACGATGGAGAAGATGAAGACATTGAGTATGAAAAAGATCGCATTTTAAAAACGAAGCTGCTCTTGCGACGTTTGGAGGATGGTCAACTCTTTGAGGCAGAAGAGAAAGAGGCGGTGTAACCTATGGCTGATTATGCAACGGAGTCTGCACGAAAGCTGCTGCAGGAGCTCAAAATGACTGCCGGTAAATATGCAGTATTTGCGCTGTCAGCCCGGAAAAAGTACACCTCTTTGATGCTGAACCAAGAACCGGAAGTACGTAAGATATTTATTAAAGCAGGTGATCAAGTATCCAAGGAGATCCTCAGCCTGCGAAATTTGGGGTACGGGAGTATATTGAACGATCGATACCTTGAACCCTTAATGAAGATGCTGCGCGAGACAAACATTTCCCAGTCACTCCGCGAGAAGATGAACCAATCCATCATAAAGGGAGTGGATGCCGGTACCAGTTACTCATTTGACATCACAAAACTCCATATCAGCAGCGCTAAGATACCTGTGAAGCCGCTGGAGAGGATGATATTCAGGATCAACAAGCAGGCGGTTGATGCCATGTGGGCCCGCAGTGAGAACGGGTTGATGCTATCAGACCGGATATGGCAAAAAGGGCTCAAGGCACGGCATGCCATGAGTGAGATCATCCAAGACGGGATCAAGAACGGGGAAGATCCGGTAAAGACAGCCCGATTGCTAGAACAGTACGTCCGCCGAGGGAAGAAAACACTCTCAGGGGATTACCCAGAAATGATGGAAAGGTTGGGTAACCGGATACCGAATGACTTGTCCTATGAAGCGTTACGGTTAGTCCGCTTAGAGACGGCGGCTGCATTTGGGGAGGGGACTATCGCAGCGGCCCGAGTAAGCCCGAGCTACAGAGGAATGAAATGGGTGCTTTCAGGGGCTCATCCGAAGCCGGATATATGTGATGAACTTGCAGGAGCAGACCACGGGATGGGCCGCGGCATCTGGCCCGTAGGAGAGGAACCAAACATGCCGGCACATCCGAATTGCCTATGTGTTCTAATCGCAGTCCATGAGGATCTTGATCAATTTATGTCACGCTTCAACCAATGGACCAAGAATCCATCCAGTCAACCGGACCTAGAAGATTGGTATGAGAATGTGTATTCCAAGGTGGCGTAAAGGAGCCTTGTAGACCTTTGGTTGTATTGCGTGTAATGAATTTATATGGAGTATAGATGTTATAACGATAGAATTGTGCAGTAATTTGTATATAAGTCATGAATAGTATGCGGAATTCAGGCTGATTTTCAGAATTTTGGATCTATAGAGTCGTTCACCGAATCGGTAAGTCAATTTCGGGAGACGGCTTATTTTTGTTGTAATCAGGAAGGGGCTAATATCTTGGAAGCAGTTATTTACAGTGATGAACAATTAAAAGCCAAATGTGCCGAATGGCAGAAAATTCTGAGATTAGAGGACTGGACTATTTTCATCGAAATCCATCGAGCACGTGATTTGAAGACAGAAAATTCGCAGGCGGAAATTGAACCATTTCTACTAAAGCGGATGGCCAAGATTAGAATTCTTGCCCCTATTGACTATGAACCGACTTGTTGGACTCCTCAAGACATGGAAGTCAGTTTGGTTCATGAACTGCTACACATTCATTTATTTCAGCTTTTTGCGGATCGAGAGAATGAATCGCGCCAGATAGCTGAAGAACAGGCAATTGAAGCGATAAGCAGAGCGCTTGTTGGTCTATACCGGAGAGGAGGTGAGACAAAAAATGAAAAAGATTCTGATTTGCGGTGAAATGGTCGCAGGAAGTGGCGCAACGATATTCCAGCTTTTTGCAGGTATTTCCGGTGAAATGCAGGTTGATGATGTTCCACTGGCAGTCAGTGTCAATGTGGATGAGCTGAAGAAGGACGATGCAGATCCGCTAGAGGTGGTTGTCGAAATCCCAGCTTCTAAATCTAAGCGCGGATGGAATTATACCGGCGAATCGCTGCGGAACATCGTTGATGCCGTCATGAGTAGGACGCTGAACGGTTTCTTGGGTCATCAAAAAGCTGAGGACGTCAGTAACCAATTTCTCCCCCCTGTCACTCACTGGATTGGCGCCAAGATGGTAGGTGAGACAGCATACTTTCGCGGGCTTGTTGATTCTTCTGCAGTGGATCTGAAACGCTGGATTCGCGGTAAGCGGATTACTCAAGTTTCAATTTTCGGAATGCCCAAGCTGCAGAAGGCCAACGGAGAGACAAATGTAGTTGGGTATAATCCGTTATCTATTGATTGGACCCCACTGGATCGCGCCGGGATGAATACGAGGATTGTGGCGACATCTGGGGAGATGTGGGATTTAGAAGGGGGTGGCCCCGAACATTCGAAGGGAGATGATGAGCAAGTGGAATGGGCTCAAGTAATTGCAGAAGTAAAGAAGAAACACGGTCTGAAGGGTGTAACAATTGGAACGCTGGCCGGAGAAATGGGGTTGACTGATCAACAAGTAGTCCAGGAGTTGACGCCGGAGTTTGCAAAGGAAGTACAGCGTGCGCTTGAAATTAGCGGTAAAGCACAAGAAATTCTTGGTGTGACTGGGGAGATGAATGTAGAGGACCTCTTCAAATCTCTTAAAGCAGCAGCTGAAAAGGATGCTGGAGCTGGCCGTGATGAAATTGTCGGTGAAATGATCACTGAGAAAGTTACATCTGAAGCGGTTCGCAAAGACATTAAGGACCCTGCGACTGCAATCGGTAAGCTTTGGTCCTATCATGCTTCTTCCATCGCTGCTACAGCGACTAAAGAGCAGATTGCTGGTGAAATGGATGTCTTTTTGGCAGATGCAGCTGTTAAAGCGATTGTCAGCAATTATCATACTGATCCGGCAGCAGGCACAGGAAACAGATCTAACAATAATGAAAATGATGGGTCCAGCGTGAGAACACGCCGCACTAGCATTTAAGAAAAGGGAGTGAAAAGGTTATGTCATTTAATGGTCAACCAGTACCAACAACCAGATACGATGTAGCGAGGGCGAAGGTCAGTGATGGTAAATCAGTACGAGTAGGGGTGCCTCAGAACACGGTTATTGAAGCTGAAAAATTCTATCTGTTGGGTGGTTTCTTCGGAATTGCAAAGCAGTCTGTGACTACTGGAGCCGGGCAAACCTCAGAGGTCATCTTGGACATCGAACAAGCGGAATTTGAAACAGATCAAATCAGCACTAGCCAGACCTTTGCTGCCGGCACCGCTGTTTATTGGTCAGCCAGCACCAGTAAATTCACTGAAACGGCTACAGATAACCGTCAAGTTGGCCGTGTAACTATCGGTAAGGATGCTAACAACGTAATCTGGCTCATTCTTGGGCCGCAAGAATAAAGGGGGATAACATCATATGACAAGAGTAATTAGCATCGATACAATGCGCGAAGAGCGACGCAAGGGCACATTCAATACGAATGTTGCCTTTGTTGTAAATGGAGAGGTTCTTGCTGTTGCGAAGAACATTGTAAACGGTGAAATGGATACATTGGAATTCACAAAACCTGTTGGTGAAATGTTAACCAGTGGCAGCTTGGAACAATTCAAGGATTTGATGAAAAAAGTAGTTTTGGATGTTGAACTTGGTCGTGAAGAAGTGCCGGTACTAGAAAAATGGATGTTTATAGTTATTTTTTTCTTTACGCTCACGATTTTTTCGATTTTGCCCCTTACAATGGCTTATGGAGTAGCAGTTGATACGAAAATAGATGAACTTGAATTGAATGAAATTATCAATCTCTTCTCCACTTTCGGTGTAATGATCTTATTTTGTTGTTTGTTTTTCGTTTGGTTATTAAAAGAGTTAGCGAAAATTATCTCTGCTAATATAGCAAGATACTTGGGTGAAACATTTTTGATTATAGAAGAGAATGAAAATCTAACGAAAAAGTGGTTTATTTATCACCCCAGAGAGAAGGATAGTTTTTTAATTGGAGATGCAGCATTGCCTGAAGATGCTAAAAAATTCAAAATAATCTCTAGAACTTCATTGCTAGAACAGGAGATCCATTCTCATCGAATAAGGTCTTTGAGATAGATGAAGATGGTACGTTTTAATTCATAGGAGTGATCATGTTGAGTAATATATACAAAGTCCTAAAGAGAGACTCTGAATTTCTAACAGCAGCCCTAACACAGTCCCAGTTAGATATAGTTGAACGGCGTGGTGCTCTGGCTGGTTGCACAATAGAATGTGGAGGCCCAGTCCAGAAATGGAGTCCTGTTAGCGTTAAGGTTGCTGATGCTTATTACATGAGAAATGAATTTGAATTTAGAGTGCTTTTGGCATAAGTGTTTAAAACAAATACTCTTTCAACCTTATTGGTGGGGTATTTTGTTATTTAGGGAGTGATTGTTTGAGCGCTACTTACAAAATCATGGAGAGCGATACAGAATTCCTGACGGCTACTTTGGCACAATACAAGGTATCTGTCTGGTATCGGGAAGATCCGGACCCAATAGGACGCCTAATGGCTTACGGCATGGAAAAGTTCACACCGGAATCCATAAAACTATCCGGTTCCTATTTCATCCGTAGCCGTTTGAGTTTCGAGCATATATCAAGTAGCCCGTCAACCTTAACTGGTTGGCAGGCTTTTTTTTGTTCCTGTATTTTATCGCCATGGTGATTTAATCATAGTGGCGATTGAATATGCTTAGTTTTGAACTCGAAATCAAAGACAAAAAGAATCATAGCTTTGTTCATTGCCCATTAGCTAAATATGAAGGGTAAACTTTGCGCTTGTTGACAAGTATGTTATATAGGACATAAAGCATGTTGGGGAATTTTGTGATATAAACATATAATTGGAAAATGAAACAGTTAACAAGAACCATCTTTAAAGTCCCGAGGACCCTTAACATTAAAGAAAATATATGTAAATATGTGTATGTAATATAAATTTAAAGGAGAGTGAATCGCTTGTTTAAGTTGAGAAAAGTAATAGTTACTGTAGTCGCTGCTTTTATTCTAGCTTTGCCGACTAGTGCCTTTGCAAATGAAGAAATACAAGGTGTAATTGTGGATACTCAAGTTACCAGTAAGACCTTGATTTTAAATACTGAAACTCATCAAATTACAGCGGTGAATCCAGAAGAGGTAGAAGCTTTCCAAGAATTACTTAACTCCCAAACAACTGAATCCCAATCTAGAGTAGCTTCAACAGGTGAGTTTGAAGGTCCATCTCAAGTTATTGGGACTCTTAATGTCACTGTTTTCGGAACAACTGAGGGACGTGCATATGCTAATTTGACAATGAATAATAGTAATTTTGTTGGAATAAAATCTTGGAATTTAGATGTGAAGTGGTCTAATGGAGAAACTGATCATGCAACGGGGACGCACAATTCTCCACAACAATTTGCTGAAGACCAAGCTGACACTAAGTATAGTAGTACAGGAACTCATTCAGTTGACGTCTGGGGATATATAAAAGATGGGAACGGTGTAATAGGCTATCTTAGTGATCCAATCGTTGTTTCATTTACTACTACGTGAGATAATTAGAATAACGAATCTATCAGATATCTTCTTATTTGAGAAGAAAGAAATGGAGGTTTAATGGACTTTTTAACAAAGATTAATGAAAACGATATTCCTTACAAAAGAATGGAAATTACTGCTAATCGAAGTTTTGAAAAAATTAATCTTGATATAGGATTGCCTATCGATTTAACTTTAACCGCTAAATTTTTACTTGCACCTTTATTAGTAAATGGACACATTGAAGATGGAAGGGTTGTAATTCCTGCGGATGATCCATGGGTTTACAACAAAATGTTAGGTGATTTAGGAGCACATTTTAGAGATGTCACAAAAATAACAAGCAGTGAGAGATTGGATCTATCTTTTAGTAATATTAATCGGAATTGTATTGAAATTTTTAATGCCGAATTAAAGAATGATAATTTCCTGAATAAAGTTTTAAAGGAATTGTTTGAAGATAGGGATGTTAGGAAGGACATGAAACAAACATCTGTTCAACAAAACTTTAGCATCTATAAAGTTGATCTCCATAAAATTGATAGTTTAATTGTTGATGAATTGGATGAAATATGGAGAGTGTTAGAATTTTCATATCTTCGCCGAAGCGGGTTATTTAATATTCCACCTAATGGATGGTTAATGGATAGTTCATTTAATAACCGTCCGACTATACGCTGGCTTTCAAGTGTTTGTGATGAAATGTTTGTTTCGGTTTCAGAAGAAACAAACATGATATCATTGATATGTGTGACATGAAGTGAATTGAAGCCTGTCAACCTTAACTGGTTGGTGGGCTTTTTTACATTAAAATAATAAAAAAGACCCTCGCGGTGATCTGGTTGGCTGCGTAATTGATTATGAGGGTCCAGTCCAGAAATGGAGTCCAGTTAGCGTTAAGGTTGCTGATGCGTATTACATGAGAAGTGAATTTGAATTTAGGATGGTTTTGGCATAAATGTGTATATCAAATACCCCGTCTACCTTAATAGGTCGCGGGGTTTATTTCATTTCTCATTTACCCAAGCACCGTTACAAATCCCGCATATCTTAGTTTTGTATCCAATTAAAGAGGAGGAATTGACAAATGGGCGAAGTACGTGGAGAACGTTGTTGCGGCGTTGGTGAACGTGAACGTGAACGTGAACCTGAACGTTTTGTTGGTGGAGCCTTTACATCCACAGGTGCAATCTTGGTGCTCTTTATCCTGCTGGTCATCATTACAAAAGCCTGTCTTTTCTAAATTGAATTCAATTACAAAGGAGGAATTATGATGGGTGAATTTGCTGGAGGGTTTGGCGGAGGTTTTACATCTACGTCTGCAATTTTGGTTCTATTTATCTTGTTGGTAATCATCTCTATGACTTTCATGATTTAA